GCAGAACGTGTTACAGCAGAAGAGATACGTTTCATGGCACAAGAACTAGAGACTTCTTTAGGTGGTGTATACTCTATACTATCACAAGAGTTTCAGTTACCCTTAATAAACTTACTACTTGATTCATTAACGAAGCAAGGTAAAATGCCACGTATGCCTAAGGATAGCATCAAGCCTACAGTAGTTACAGGTATTGAAGCACTAGGACGTGGACAAGACTTAAACAAATTAGCTACATTCTTGCAATATCTACAGCCATTAGGTCAAGAGATTATTGCTAGTGAGATGAATGTAAATGATTATATAGACAGACTAGCAGCATCATTAGGAATTGATACTTCTGGCTTAATTAAATCTGAAGAGCAGAAGATGCAAGAACAGATGATGATGCAACAACAACAACAAGCAATGTTAGAACAACAAGCAGTAGCAGGTATGGCACAAAATGCTGCACCTAATTTAGCAAAGGCTGCTGTAGAAGAAGGATAATAATACATGGCAGATTCAATTAATACTTTTCAACCAGAAGCTCCAGAGTCTGAAGAGCACCAACAAGCTATGCTTGACAGAGAAAGAGTAGAAGAGGTAGATGAACGTCCTGAATGGCTACCTGAAAAGTTTAAAAGTCCAGAAGATATGGCTAAAGCTTACGCATCTTTAGAATCAAAGCTTGGTCAGCCTAAAGAAACTACAGAGGAAACAGACGTATCCCCTACTGAAAATCCCTCTGAAGTTGCTGAACTTCTAGATGATAGAGGTTTAGATTTCTCAGCATTCCAAGAAGAGTATGCTGATACTGGTACACTATCAGAGGAAGCTTATCAAGCTTTAGAAGAAGCAGGTTTTCCTCAGTCTATGGTAGACTCTTGGATAGCAGGACAAGATGCTCTTGCTGAATCCACTAAACAAGGTGTATTCTCATTGACAGGTGGAGAAGAACAGTATGCTGGTATGATAAACTGGGCTTCTGAAAACTTACCTGAACATGAGATAGATGCCTTTAACGCAACAATGAATACGCAAGATAAAAATATGATTGAACTTGCTGTTCAAGGGATGTTTGCACGTTATCGTTCTGAAGCAGAACCAAACCTTATACAAGGTACTAATAGTTCTGGAGCTTCAGGTGGGAAATTTGAAAGTACAGCACAAATGACTGCTGCAATGGCAGACCCTAGATACGCAAATGACCCTGCCTACAGACAAGAGGTAGCTAATAAGTTAGCAAGGTCAAGTCTGTTCTAATATTGTTGTTCAGGTTGGGGGAGTATTCCCCCTTCCTTTTAAGTACACGATTAACTTGGTGTATTTAAAAGGAACTGATATCATTCCTACACACTAAGCTAAAGACAAACGATTACCCCTGACCCCTTGCGAGGGACAATCTTGGAGAAAGGATGTAGAAATGCTGAGTGTAATTTCAACTCAACTTAACTACTAAGAGGTAATTAAAAAATGGCACAAGCTGCTTCAAACCCTGCTTACACCGTAAGCTTTCAGGGTCAAACTAATAATACAGGTGACGTTAGAGACCTGTTCCTCAAGCTATATGCTGGGGAAGTCCTAACTGCATTTGAAGAAAAGAAAGTCCTAATGGACAAAGTGAGAACTCGTACAATTAGTAAGGGTAAATCTGCATCATTTCCTATGACAGGTAGAGCATCAGCTGAATACCTAACCCCTGGGAATGAGATTACAGGTGGCAACATCAGAGCTAGTGAGAGAATTGTAACTATTGATGACTTGCTCATCTCTAGTCAGTTCATTGCTAACATTGATGAGGCTATGAATCATTACGATGTAAGAAGCATCTACTCTAAAGAAGCTGGTATTGCATTGGCTAATGAAGCTGATAGAAACGTTGCAAGAATGTTAACCAAAGCTGCATTATCAACTAATGCAACTAGAGCAGCAGGTCTTGTTCAAGGATATAAAGACTTTGCTGAAGAAGACTTTACTGATAACGTAACTATTGGTACTGCTACTGCAGATTCTATAGACCCTGCTAAACTAGCTAAAGCTATCTTTGATGCAAAGAAAGAGTTTGATATCAAGAACGTTGACCATAGCAGTGCTGTGGTGGCTCTTGCTCCAGACCAGTACTACGCATTACTAGATGTTTCAGACGGTTCAAAGCTAACTTATATGAATAAAGACTTTGGTGGTAACGGTAATCTTGCAGGAGCTACTGTTCCTATGATTGCTGGAATGCCTGTCATTATGTCTAACCATGCTAAAGTATCTAACCTATATGTAAACTTCACTACAGGTGATGCTGATGAAGGTAAGACTTCTGACAATGCTCCACTAGCTAACACTGCTGGTTCAGGTAGAACTACTCACTATGACTTACCAACTGCTGCTGTAGATGGTGCAGACATGGTGGCTATTGCTTCTAAGATGAGAGGCTTTATCTTTACACCTGAAGCTGTAGCTACTGTTAAGCTACTAGACTTAGGTATGGAATCAGAGTACCAAATCAATAGACAAGGTACACTAATGGTAGCCAAGTATGCAATGGGACATAACGTATTACGTCCTGCTGCTTGTATTGGATTACTTGAAGTTTAATTATAATAACAGGGAGAGGTTTCTAGAGCCTCTCTCTATTTTTATTGGAGTGTATTATGCCAGAAGTAGGTGGAAAGAAATATAAGTATACTAAAGAAGGTGTAGCTAAAGCTAAAAAAGAAGCCAAAGAAACTGGTAAGAAGATGTCCTTTGGTGGTAAACCTAAGAAACAAGTAGCTGCTATAATGGCTAAGTATGGAAAGAAAAAGAAATGAGTATAGAGTATAGGGGAGAAACCTTTAGTGGTTTACGCATACCTAAACGTACTCCAAGTCATTCAACAAAGTCACATGCTGTATTAATAGGAACTCAAGACAAGCCTAAGATGATTAGGTTTGGTGAACAAGGTGCTAAGACTAATCAAAACCCAAAACAACGTAAAGCTTTTAAAGATAGACATAGAAAGAATATTAAAAAGGGTGAGACATCTGCAGCTTACTGGGCTAATAAAACTAAATGGAAAGCATAGGAGAATGCAATGGCAGGAACAACACAACTAGATGCAGTCAATACTATGTTATCTGCTATTGGAGAAGCACCAGTAAGTAGTCTGTCATCTGGATTGATAGAAGCAGAGATAGCTGAAACAATATTAAACACAATAGACAGAGAAGTACAATCTATGGGTTGGCACTTCAACAAAGAATTAAACAAAAGCTTTGCTCAAAGTACAGATGGTGAAATAATTCTACCTAATAATATATTAAGAGCAGATGCTACACTTGCACCACAGAGTCCTGACTTAGTACAACGTGGTTTAAAAATGTATGACAAGAAGAACCACACGTTTAACATAGGGACTAATACATATTTAGATGTAATAGTACAGTTAGACTTTGATGACTTACCTGAGGTAGCTAAGAGATATATCGTACTACGTGCTACTAGAGTCTTCCAAGACAGGGTAGTAGGTTCAGGTACATTACATGAATTTCAACTAAGAGATGAGCAGAGTGCATTACTACAATTAAAAGAGTTTGACCAAATAACAGAAGATAACAATATCTTTGACAATTATGACACATATGCTATCATCGACAGACAGGGACGGAGAACACTTTAATGGCACTCATCAGTCAATCTATCCCAAATCTTATAAATGGGGTATCACAACAACCACCATCTTTAAGGCTTAGTACTCAAGCAGAACTACAAGAGAATGGTTTGTCTAATGTTGTAACAGGATTATCTAAACGTCCTAGTTCTTCACACATAGCTAACTTAGGTACAATCTCTAACTTAGATAAAGCTTTTATACATACTATTCGTAGAGATGAGAATGAATTTTATTCTATGGTAGTAGATACTGCAGGTACTATAAGGGTGTTTGACAAAGATGGTGTATCTAAAACCGTAACTAATAATGCTGCTTCTTACCTAAGTGGTCTAACTGACCCTAACAAAGAACTAGCAGCTGTATCAATAGCAGACTCTACTTTTATTGTTAACAAGAATACTATTGTAGCTAAAGGAACTGCTACTTCTTCAAGTCGTAATCCAGAAGCTTTAGTATATGTTAAACAAGCTGACTACTCTTCAACATATCGTGTAGTATTAACCAAAGGTAGTAATACTAGTACTGTAGAATTTGCAACAAAGTCTTCAACACAAGACACAACTTCTGAGACACAGAATGCAGAACGTGGTGCATCAACAGATTTGATTGCTACTAACTTAAATACTTTTTCTGGAACTGCTGTTAATACAACTTACTACGAGAATATAACTGATGGTAGTGCTGTATCAGGTTTAACAGTTACACAGTATGGTAACGTCTTACATATTCAATCTACTAATAGCACAGACTTTCAAGTAGAAGTAGGAGACTCTCATGGTGGAGACCATCTACTTGTATTTAAAGATGAGACAGCTGACTTTAAAAAGTTACCTGTAGAAGCACCAGTTAATTATACTATTAAAGTATCAGGTGATAATCAAAAAGCTCAAGATGATTACTATGTAAAGTTTACAGATGAAGAAGTATGGAAAGAAACATTAGAGCCTAACATTCTTACCCAGTTAAATGCTTCTACAATGCCACACAAGTTAACTAAGTTAGCCAATGGTAACTTTCAGTTTGACCCTGTTACATATGATGAAAGAACTGTAGGTGATGATGACACAAACTCTTATCCTTCTTTTGTAGGTTTTACTCTAAGTGATATATTCTTCCATCGTAATAGACTAGGTGTACTAGCTGATGAGAATGTTATATTTGCTAGAGCAGGTGAATTTGCAAGCTTTGACTTCTTTCGTAAATCAGTATTAACTATAGTAGACAGTGACCCTATTGATGTAGCAGTCTCGTCTAACAAGGTTAGCATACTTAAACATGCTGTACCTTTTAACGAAGCTTTACTATTGTTCTCAGATTTAACACAGTTTAAACTTACTGCTGACCCAGTACTAACACCTGAGACTGTTAACATTGCTAACACCACAGAGTTTGAGGCTTCACTAAGAGCTAAACCAGCACAGGTAGGTAAGTTTGTTTACTTTGCTTCTAAGAGAGGAGCATGGTCTGGCTTATGGGAATACTTTGTAGACACTGACACAGACACTAACGATGCTACAGAGGTTACAGCACATGTACCTGAGTATCTAGATGGAGAAGTCATAAACATAGAAGCTTCTTCTAATGAAGATATGATACTCGTACAAACAGATAATGACCCACAGGCTATATATGTATATAGATATTACTGGAGAGGTAGAGAAAAGCTACAAGCCTCTTGGTCACGTTGGACATTTAGTGGTGATGTTATAGGTGTTTCTTTTAACCGTGCTGATATAACTTTACTGATAAAAAGAGGTAATGATTTATATCTAGAAAGAATTAATTTATCTGTAGATGATGCTACTAACTATACTACTAATAAGTTTAGTATACACTTAGATAGAAGAGTACAACTAGAAACAAGTGGTTTAACAACTATACCTTATACTGATGCTGGTGTAATTTATATAGACCAGACAGGTAAGATTATAGACTTAAGTGCTGTAGCAGGTAAACTAGCTAATAGTGAAGTAGTCTATGCAGGTGTACCTTTTGAATTTAAATATCAATTCTCTGAACCAGTTGTTAAAAGTGGTGACAAAGCTATAACGACAGGTAAACTACATATAAGAAACTATGCAGTTGTTTATAGTAACACAGGTTTCTTCCAAGCAGAAGTAACACATTCTAAACGTACTCCTTATGTAAGAAACTTTACAGGACGTATTGTAGGTGCTGCTTCTAACATTCTAAACCAAGCTGGTATTGACTCAGGTACTTATCGTTTTGGAGTACTAGGTCATGGTGATGAAACAAGCATCGTACTAAAAAGTTCTAGTCACTTTCCTTGTGTTTTTCAATCAGCTGAATGGGAAGGGTTCTTTGTATTACGTTCTAGGAGACTCTAATGGAAGTTTATGTTAGACAAAGTATTCAAGAAGATATAGATTACTTGGTTAACAATCTTAGACCTGAAGATAAAGAAGAAGTAGTAGCTTCTCATGGTAGTACTAAAGAAGCTCTACAAACAGGTTTTGATATATCAGAAGAATGTTGGACATTTCTAGTAAAAAAGACAGACGAGATAGCAGGTATATATGGAGTAGCCAGACAGTCTGACATGGTTGGATGTATATGGCTACTTAGTACTCCTGCTATTACAAAGGTATGGTTACCTTTTCTAAGACAGTCTAAAAAAGTAACACAACAATTAAATAAAAAATATGCTATTTTAACTAATGCAGTTGATGCAGACTATACTTTATCTATAAAATGGTTAAAGTTTTTAGGTTTTACTTTTATTAAAAAGCATGATAAATACGGTGAAGGTGATAAACCCTTCTTAGAATTTGTGAGGATATAAAATGGAACCCATGACCATGCTCAGTATTGGGCAATCAGCTTTAGGTTTTCTTGAAAAGCAAAGACAAGCTAGAGAACAGCAAGCAAGATACGAAGCTAACAGGATTGCTGCAGTAGCTGCACGTGACTTAAAGATTCAATCTCTTAATCAACGAGCTATACAAGAGTCTGAGGCTGTTGCAGAAGATAAGATGGCTTTAGCTATCAAAGCTTTAGAAACAAAAGAACGACAGAAGGTAACTGCAGGTGAAGCAGGTGTTGGAGCAGGTAGAACAGCTAAACAAATTACAGACTTAACAGAAGCTAGAAAGCTTAGAGGTATTTCTAAGTATGATGCTACTATTGATAGACTGCTTACACAAGTTGAACTAGAAAAAGCAGGTATCAATGCAGAAGCTTTGAATCGTATTAATTCTCTACAACAAGGTCAACCACCTAGTTTAATGGGAGCTGTTGTAGGTGCTGCTGCTAATGCTGCAGCTATGGATATACAATATGGTGATGGTAAGTTATTTGGTATTGATTTAGTAGGTGATAAGAATGTTGCAGCTTTGTCTAGTAAAGGTTTAACAGGTGATAGTACATCTATATTTCCACAGAGTAATTCATTCTCAATATTAACTTAAGAGGTTTAAATGGCAAAAAGAACTCCAGTTAGTAGGTTAGATATTAGTGGTATTTCTACTGCACCTACAGCAAGACCAGTAGAAACTTATGTACGTCCTGCTGAAATTCAATCACAACCTTCAGCTTTAACTGAATTTGTATCAGCTATAACTCCAGCTGTAAAAGCAGTAGCAGATAAACAACTAGAGACTAAACTTAAACGTGAAAGAGAAATAGAAAGCTTTCGTTTAAAATCTAAGTATAAGCAAGCTGAACTAAAATCTTATGAGATGCATCTAAAGATTAATCAAGACTATAAAGATAATGCAGATACTTGGCATGAGATGAAAACAGAAGATGTTTTAACTAAGATTACAAAATATCAAGATGATTATTTAGATTCTTTACCTCCTGAGACTGACCCTATTTTAAAAGAAACTATGAAGTTACAGTTTCAAGAGTATAATGTTAAAACTATAGCAGATTTTAATGCAGGTAAAACACAATATAATAATAACAAATTAAACAACTCTTTTAAGGATACGATAACATTAGCATTAACAGCTGATGAAAAGAATACAGTACCTACTATTCAAAAGATGATTGATGATTTTGCAGTAGCTAATCCTCTGCCTAATGGTAAACCTGATTATAAAAGAGCAGTGAATGTTGCTCATGATTTACTATTAGACATGTCAGTTGATAATGCTGATAATAAATTATATGAAGCTCTAGATACTATGAAAACCAGAGATGGTAAAAAAAGTATCAATGTTATGGACACAGCAGAAAGAGCAAAGAATAGTGCTACTATAAGAGCAAGAAGAGATAAACAAGTTAAGACAAGATTAGTAGTATCTAACAAAGCTGAAGGTATTCAAAGTCGTATTACTGAAGCACTAACCAAGAGAAGACGTATTAATAAAACGTATACTGACCTTCAAGGTAACGTAAAGACTATTTCTGATAATGAACTAGAACAAGGTTTATTTAGAAGCAAAGACTTTATGTCACTAAGTGAAGGAGAGAAGTATCAAGCATTTAGAGATATGGGTTTTGTACCTACTAGTATTAAAAATAAAGTATTAGATGGTTTAACTTTTCTTATAGCTGGTGATGTATCTACACCTGAAACTAATCAAGCTATAGAAAATTCTTTCTTAAACTATATGGCTTTGAAAAACTCTGGTAATGATTTAAGTTTCATCAAGAAAGAAGATAGACTTAGATTTGAAGCTATGGACTTCTGGGTTAATAAGTCAGCTAAAGTAGGTGAGATTGATATACTACAAGAGCAAACAGAAGAACAAGCTTTTGAAGGTGAACCTCCTGCTGTTATAAGAAGTAAAAACTATAATAATGCTGCTAGAAATATACAGATGATGGACTTTAAGATAACAAAGTCACCTGATTTTACAAAAAACATTAAAGATAAAATGAATGAAATCTCTCCTTTTTCTAAAGATTTATCAGAGGTAAGTAATTCATCTTTTATTCAAAATGAAATAGCAACTAATGCTCATTATCTAATACAATCAGGTATGGGAGAAGATGAAGCTATAGAAAAAGCTGTTGAGATAGCTAAGAAAGATTACCCAGTAGTTGAATCAGGTAATGGTAAAGCTTATGGTTTTAATCATCTTAACACAGGTGTAGACAGTAGTTTAAAGCCTTCAGAGATTATTCCAAAGTATAATAAATTGTTATTAGACTCTAATAAAGTCAAACAATATATGTTTGATACACATGGTTTAAAAGCTGGAAAGTTTGACATAGCTATTTACCCAGACCCTAAGAATCCTAATGCAGCAGTCATTATGGCTTTTGATGATGATGGTTTACCTCTTGGACAAGTAGGTGGTAGTATAAATAAAAATGTATTGCTCTCTGACCAACAGCAGTTAAACAATCTAATAGCTACAGGTATGACTCAAGATGTAAGTACTACTACTACATATACTCCAGAAGTAAACAAGGTTGTAAGTAACTCTACTTCTCAGAATGTAATAGAAACAGCTTTAACACAAGTTGATGACTTTAAACAATTTCAGCCTATTCCTACAGGTGAACCTGTTGTAGGTCAACCTATGCTAACAAAAACTTTACAGAAGTTAGAGCAACAAGATATAGCTGACCCTAAGAAATTAGTAGGTGGTGAGTTTATGGATACCATTACAGAAGGTATTAAGTCAACTCTAAACTATGTATTAGGTTCAACATCAGCTGCTCAACAGAACTCAGAAATAATTGGAGAGTTTATAGAAGGCTTTACTACAAAATCAAGTAATAAAATAATAGATATTATTTCTAGTGAAATAGATAAAGCTAAAGAAGAGTATAACAAAAAAGTTACTCTTAAAAAAAACTCAATAAGTAACATGCCCAGTAATCAAGCAATAGGAAATAAAATGACTATAGAAGGTAGTAACATAGAAGAGAAAACAGCTAATATGATAGCAACTCAAGAAGGTTTCTCTAGTACCCCTTACAAAGATGGTAAGAATAAATCAGTAGGTTTTGGCTTCTACTTACCTGCTCTAGAAGAAGATGAGAAAGCTTTGATTAAGGATGTTAATAATGTAACAAGAGAAGAAGCTACTCAAGTTCTTAATTTAAAAGTGCAGAAGATTGGTAACTATCTAGAAAAAGAAATACAAGGTTTTAGAAACATACCTGAAGAAGCACAATCAGCTATCATTAGTATGGGTTACCAGTTAGGTGTCACTAATATTCCAAAGACTTGGAAGAACTTTACAGCAGCTGTTAAAGAAGCAGGACAATATGAAGAAGGTTCTCCTGAACAAGCTGAAGCTCTAGCTAAAGCTAAGTTTGAGATGTTGTATAGTAGAACTAAAGATGGTAAAGTTGTCTTAAACAAATGGGCTAGACAAACTAAAGAACGTGCTTTTGAGATGGCTAATGCTGTGAGTGATGCTGAGTTACCATTATAATTAAAAAGGAAATCAAATGGCTGAACAAACCTTTCTAAAAGATTTAGGTATAGAAGGACTAGATGAAACTAGAATACCTATAGCTACTACTATTGACGAAGCTGCTATCTTAAAAAACGAGATGGCAGCAGAAGATAATGGTAGAGGTTTCATTGATAGTTTAGGTACTGCCTATGATGAGAACCAACTCTGGTGGAGTGCTAGAGATACTATAGATAAGTATACTACAGATGCTAGTACTCCTATTACCAACTTTACTCCAGAGTTAGTCAAACAACTAACAGAAGGTTTACCTACTATAGCTGTTGAAGAAGTCTTAGAAGAAGCTCAAGTCAATGGTTTAAACAGAGCTATGAAGGTCAGAGAACAGCATCTTAAAACAGTTTCTAACCGTGCTTTACTTGCTTCAGATGGTTGGACAGGTGTATCTGCTAATGCATTCTCCTTAATGTTTGACCCTACTGAATGGGCTGCTATCCTTGCTTCAGGTGCTGCAGTTAGTGCAATAGGTACTCCCCTAGCAGGAGGAGCTGCTGTCACTGCAGGTGCTCTTAAGAAAGCTTATAATGTTAAGAAGGCTTTTACTGTTGGAGCAGCTGTTACAGCAGCAGAGAGTGCAGCCTTTGAAGCTATTAGAGCTAATGTGAAGTATGATGTTGATGCTAATGATGTATTGATAGCAGGTGGAGCAGGAGCACTAATAGGTGGTGGTTTAAATGCAGGTAGAATAGCCTTTAAAAGAGCAGGAGATAGAGCTAAGATTGCTAGGAAAGTTCTAAGAGGTGATACACTTACACCTGCTGAGAAACAGTTTCATGATGCGTTTAACGTAGATGCTCTTGCTGAAAAGATTATAACAAGAGAACTAGATGGTGATAAGTTTATAGAATCTGTAGATGGTATAGATGCTACAAAACTTACAACAGAAGATGTTAGTGCTATACCTAAGATGGCAGGTTTTAACATGTTTGGTTTACGTGAACTTCTATCTACTGGTGCTAGATTAGGTAACTCAGACATAGGTTGGGCTAGGTATGCAGGTCGTATACTAGGCATGAACACTGTTGGTTACAAAGGTGGTAAAGTAGTTACTAATGAATCAGCATCAGAAATAGCTGAACGATTACAAATGGTTCATCGTAATAACTTATCTAATACTTTACCTAATGCACAGATGTTATGGAAGAAAAACACTGGTGCAAGTATAGAAGAATTTAACAGAGAAGTATCACGTTATGTCAGAGGTATTGTAACAGATGTACCAGATGAGGTACGTGTTGCAGGTGATGCTATCAAACGTACACAAGATGAACTAGCTAGGTTAGCTATTAAGTATGACGTAGCTGGATTTAGTAAAGGTATGTTAAAGAATCACCCTAACTATATGTCACGTATCTTTAATGATGAAAAAATTAGACAACTACGTATTAGACTAGGAGATGATGCAGACAATAAGATAGCTGAATTAGTTGAACAGTCCATGAGAAGAGGTCAACCTGACATTGAGTCTTTTGTAAAGAGAAACCTTGAAAGTAAAAACCTTCCAGCAAAGCCTAAGGCTGTAGCAGCTTACATAAAAAAGATAGCTATGGCATATACAAAGAGTATAACAGACCCTAAGTCTGGTAAAGTAGGTGCTGCAGGTGTACATGAGATGAACTTAGAAGACCTTGCAGATATATTTAGAGCAGCTGATTTTGATGAAGCAGAGATAGATGATATCACAGACTTCTTTACTAAGACTAACATTCCTAAGTCTCATAAACGTGCAAGACATAGAATGATTCTAGATGAAGGTACTACTATCAAAGTATCTAATGCTACAGGAGAGATAGACGAAATAAGGTTTACTGATTTGTTAGAAGAAGATGCAGAACAACTTGCAAATAGTTATATCTTTCAATTATCAGGTGCAATAGGTTTAGCTAGGAATGGTATTAACACCAACCAAACTGGTTCTAGTTTTGATACTCTTATGACAAAAATAAAAGACGAAGGTAAAAAGAAAAGAGTAGCTCAAGACGAGATAGACAAATCTGTAAATGCTGCACAGTTTATGTATGATGGTATTACTGGCAGATTAGCTAACAGAGAAGATGTATCAAACCGTTTAAGAGATGTTAACGTAGCTGTAAGGGCTTATAGCTTTGCTGTTAACATGGGTATGTCAGGCATGTCAGCCATGATGGAGCTTACTAATGCTTTGTTTGAGTATAGTTTTACTACTCTACTTAAATCTGCTCCTGCTTACAAACAACTATTTCAATCAGCAAGTAAAGGTAGATTACCTGATGGTTTGATGAGAGAACTAGTTGAGACTATGGGAGCAGGAAACGAAGTAGCTCTAGGTAACTGGAATGCTGTTACACGTTTTGATACTGAAGACGTAGGAGCTATTATATCTCCTGAACGTATGTGGTATGACAAGAAAGGTTGGAGTACCAAGAAGTTAGGAGCAGCAGCTGAAAAAGGTGCTTATGGTTCACAAAAGTTTGTAGCTTACTGGTCTGGTTTAACAGGTGTTACACAGACTTTACGTAGGTTATCCATGATGAACTTTACTAATGAATGGGCACTAGCTGCACGTAAAGGTAAGATTCCGTTTAGTGCTATCAAGAGACAACAGCTTGGTATTAGTGACGAAATGGCTATAAAGATTAGAGACACTATGAATAGTAAGCTAGTTGAAAGAGCACCCAACGGAAGAGTAACTAAGCTTAACATTGAAAATTGGAAAGAAGATGTTAGAGAAGCTTTTAGTGCTTCTGGTTTTAAAGATGCCAGAACTAATGTGCAAGAGACTAACATAGCATCTAGTAACAAATGGCTTAAGTCTAGTCAAATGGGTAGAACAATGTTTCAATTTATGAACTTTACTTTAGGTTCTTTGGAACAACAGACTCAAAGATTAGGTGTAAGAATAGGTCAGAAAGATGCAGCAGTAGCTAAGATTTTAGTGTCAGCTGCAGCTATGGGTGGTCTAATGTATATCACTAGAGTACATCTAAATGCTGCTGGACGTAGTGATGCTGATGAATATATTAAAGAACGTATGCAACCTGCTAACTGGGCTTTAGGTGCATTATCACAGATAGGAGCAGCTAGTATGTTCTCATACATCTATCAACTTACTACAGGAGCTATGAGTGGTAATACTTATGCTATAACACCTCCTGCTTACTCTATCGTACAGAATGTATTTAGTTCTGCAAAGAATATAGCAGAAGGAGATATGGAAGAAGCTGAGATAAGAAAGCTATTAAGAGTACTACCTTTTCAATCTTTATATGGTGCAAGACAGGCAATCAATGCACTTGCAGATGAACTTGATTAACTAAAC